ATCTGCGCGAGGTCTTGTTGCGCTATTTTCACTGCAACGGGGTTTGGGTTTTCCACGTTGAGGCGGTCCCAGATCATGCGACCCATGTGCTCGCCTTTGGTGATCTCCCAGACCAATTGCAAGTACCGGCCATCGCCGCGCTTGGTTGGTTTCATTTCCGATTCAGTGATCATCGCGCTGTAGGTTCCCTTTGGGACCGGCTGGCGTGAGGGTCGTTCTTCTATCTCTACGCTTGCTGCGCTAAATACTAGTGATGCCATTTTTCTATCCTTTTGCTTGTGTTGTTACTGGTGTTGGGTTTAGTGCCGTGGCCAATGCTGACCACGAAAGATCTAGTTCGTCTGGCAAGTTGAATCTGTTCTTAGCTACATAACTAGGCGTTTCTGTTGTACACATAACGCGCTTGCCAGTGCTGATGCCTCGCGTGCGCGAGTTGCCAAAGCCGGTATCTTCTTTCTTAGTGATGTTCTTGTGCTTGCAGAACAGCACCATGTCGCAGCTTTCCTGCACTAACGCGCTGGCTTTGCTGTTGAGCTTAATTTCGTACCGATCAATCTGATCCATTTCTGGATCGCTGAATTTGCGCAACGCATGGTGGGCGATCAAGATGATGTGCATTTTTTTCTTTTCGCGCAGCCCGCGCATGGCTTGCAATAGTTCGCGCCATAGGTCTAATGCCAGCGTGTAGCCTTTGCCAAATGTCAGCTGCTCAATAGTCTTGACGTTGTTGTCAGCGCAGACCTTTTTCCAGATCAGCGGTTCAAGGTGGTCGAGTGAGTCCAGCACAAGCGTCTTAAACTTGTGGTCGCCATATAGCGATGAGATCGCTTCCAGCACTTCGTCATACGACTGCGCGATAGGAAATGCGTTCAGCGCTAAGCTGCCTGCGCCATCTTCTGTTTGAATGAAAACGGGCGCGTCTGCTTGGCTTGCGACTGTCGTTTTGCCAACACCGCTGGTGCCGTAGAGAATGGCGAAAACTTCTCGCGCCATTTTTGTTTTTGAGATTGCTGATAGGTCGAATGCCATTAGGATTGGCCCCCTTTTTTTACGGTGATGTTTGGCTTGCGCGGGGTGGTGGTGATCGCCTCGCTGATGATTTTGTAAGTGTCGGGCTCGTTCTGAAGTAAGAACTTGAGGCGCGTTTCGTCCAACATTTCGACCAGCTTGATGGGGTGCAATTCTGTGGGGATTCTTTTCTGGATGCGCTTCCAAGTGTCCCAGTGGATACTGCGACCATAAGCATTTTTGACGGTGATCTTTGTGCCGTCTTCAAGGGTGGTGGTGCAAGCGCCTTCTTTGCGCTGCTCCAAGAATGGGAGCATATCGCTCTCGCACTTCACGCGCTCAAGCTTGGCCTTTTCTTCAGCGTCTTTAAGCAGCCGCCAGCGGAATGCGAGTATGTTGATGTCTGGCTCGTTTGAGCCAAGTATGGGGGTGGGGTTTTGTGTTGCTTGTTCGTTCACTTACTGTCTCCTTTTCGATTACAAGGAGAACAGTAAGGTGTACAAAAATATCTGTCAACTAAAAGTGTACAAAAAAAACAATTATTTTTAGAACGCGAACGCGACTACGTTATCGCCATAGTTGGCAATGTCGGCGGTTTCTATGCCACGGCAATCGTATATGGAGTTATTTCTCCGACCAATTTCCAGCACAGCCAGCCTGTCTTTGTTTTCGACACCGCAATAAAAAACTTCTTGGCCAATTCTCACTGCGACGAAAGCGCCACAGTGGATTATCACTACGCACTCTCTGATGTCACCTTCGTAGAACTCTTTGTTTTTCCATCCAGCGATCATTTCTGCTTCCAGAGCCTTGACCTGACCAAGTTGGCGCAGATCTCTCACGCCCTCTGACAAATTGTTACCGCTCACGAAAAGGCTGTAGCCCCGGTATTTGCGGGCAAACACATTTTCGTTTGTGACCGCCAGGTCAATGTATTTGTCGAAAATGCGCTGATTTCTTCTAATTTGCTCTAACTTCCTTATCACTGCTACTGCTCCCCGTTCTGCTTTTCTGCACTCTCCAAAGAAAGTAAATAGTTGATGTTGTCGCGGATCATTTGCTTGCCGCCTTCCTTGAGCGCGTCAAAGCTCTCTTGGATGCTGTCACTTTCTGTTGCTTCAATGTCCCGGCCGAACAACAGCCAGGTCGGTTTTACGTTGAATATCTTAGCCAGCTTCACGACAGAGTCGCGGTTAGGGACGCTGGTGCCTTTTTCCCATTTATGAATTTGGTTAAATGAAATGTCCGAGATTTCCGCTAATTGCCTGAGAGAAAGCTCTCTAGCGCTTCGGAGCTGCGCAATGCGATCTCCGATTTCTGTGCTCATAATTATTGTCCTTCATTGAATGTCTCCGGACTGTATCCCTTTGGGTGACAACTAACAACACTTAATCAAAAAAGTCAGTCACGTTTTAAACTGTCACCTTTTAGGTGTACAGTCGAAACATGGACAACGAAAACCTTTGGCAGAAAATTAAAGTCAGCGACCTTGCCACTCGCTTAGAAATCTCGCGCGGCTCAATTTATAAGTGGAAGTGGGCGGACAAGATACCAGCTGAGCGCGTGCTCCAAGTTGAGGCCATTACTGGCATATCGCGCGCTGAGCTTCGCCCGGACCTCTTTGGCGAACAGGCCAGTGGCTGAGCTTATGGTCAATCGTGAGCAAGCCAAAGAAGAGGCGAGGGCGCTTTGGGAGGAGGGCTTCACCGTAGTACCTGCTCATCCCGTTGATAAGCGGCCAGTGGTTGCTTGGGCCAAATACCAAACAGCTGAGCCGCCCGTTGAAGAGGTCGAGTATTGGCTTAGCTCTGCAAAGTACAGCGGGTGCAATTGGGCCATCGTGACTGGCAAGCAGATTGTCGTTGTCGATGCAGACTCAGACTCTGCGATGGCTTATGTGGAGGCCAATCTTACTCACACGCCGCGCACCGTCAGGACCAGCAAAGGCAAGCACTACTACTTCCAAGCAGACAAAAACTTTGAGATCAGGAACGGGGTCAACCCAGACCTTCGCATTGATTTAAGAGGCGCTGGAGGTTGTGTCATTGCGCCGGGCAGTGTCCATGAGAGCGGCCATATATATGAAAGGCAAGACGATCCGGGCGTGGACGTTGATTGGCGAATGCTGCCCAAGCTGAGCGCCACGGACCTGCGCAAGATTGATAATTTTAACGTGCCAAGGCCGCAGGCGGTGGCCAGCGGGGATGGCTTCGGCTCTTTCTCAGTAGCTGACGCAGGCAGCAAAATCGGGTCAAGAAACAACGATTTAGCCAGCTTGGTAGGCAGACTAGCTAAAAGCGGCTTAGACCGCCAATTGATAGCAGAAAAGGCCCATTTGTTTAACTCTATGGGCAGCGATCCGCTGCCCCGGCAAGAGGTTGACCAGACCATTAATAGCCTGCTCGATGGCACCATACCGCGCAACGAGCAGCGCTCTATGGGCAACCAGCAGGTAGTTGGTGAGGCTATAGAAGAAGCGCCTAACCAGATCATTCTCAGCCCGCAGCCATTCGTGCTGCAAGACCCTGCGACCATCCCGCCAAGGCAGTGGGTGTACGGGCGACACTACATTAGAAAATTTCTATCCGTGACTGTGGCTCCGGGCGGCACTGGCAAGACGGCCATTACGCTGGCCGAGGCTGTGAGCATGGCAACTGGCCGTGACCTTATGGGCGTAAAGACAGAGAAGCGCCGCGTGTGGGTCTGGAATTTAGAAGACCCGATAGATGAACTGCAGCGGCGCATAGCCGCCATTTGCCAGCACTTTAATGTGAGCCAGGGCGAGCTCGGCGACAGGCTGCTTGTGAATAGCGGGCGCGATGAGCCGCTGATCATGGCCACTAATATCGCTGGCACTAATATCCTCACGCCAGCAGCTGATGCGCTCACACAGCACATTATCGACTTAAAGATTGATTGCCTGATTGTTGACCCCTTTGTGTCATCGCACCAGCTGTCGGAGAACGACAACACGGCCATAGACCTAGTGGTCAAGCGCTGGGCGCAGGTGGCCAATGATGGCAACTGCAGCATTGAGCTTGTTCACCATGTAAGGAAGGGCAACGCGCAAGTAGAGGCCAGCGTGTCTGATGCCAGGGGCGCTTCGGCTTTAGTGGACGCTGCGCGGCACGTTCGGCGGCTGCAGCGAATGACTGCCAAGGAAGCGCGCGAGGCTGACATACCAGAGGACCAGTTCTGGCGGTACTCCCGCGAAGGCGATTCTAAAGACAACCTAGCACCACCAAGCGTGGACGATACTTGGCGGCAGATGGTGAGCGTAGAGCTTGCCAATGGCGATTCTGTGGGCGTATCAGAGCCTTGGGTTTGGCCAGATGCTTTCACAAACCTTTCACTTAAAGACGTTGAGCGCGTGCAGCGGGCGATCTATGCCAGCGAGTGGCGGGCCAGTGCGCAGTCCTCGGATTGGGTGGGGATTGCTGTGGCCAATGCGCTGGACATGGATATAGAAGAACCAGAGGTTAAGGCGCAGGTGAAGGTGTTCATCAAAGCGTGGCTGAAATCAGGCGCTTTGCGAGAGCTTGAGAAGACAGACAGTGCCCGGCATAAGCGCAAATTTGTGAC